GTGACCGAACAAAGACTTTTTCCCAAACCACTTTCTGCGCGCGACATCACACCCTTTTCCAGTGCCCGGCAGGCATGGTTCTGGTTCGTGCGCTGCCAAACCGCGCGGATCGAAGGTGCGCGCGTGGTCGCTGATGCGGGCGAGGTGGTCCGCCCATGTGATCCCGACGATGTCTATAATGCGGTGATGCGCCTTAAAAAGGGTGGTGTTCTGAATGACCGGCATTTGCAGGTTCTGGAATATTTTGGCCTCGTCGAACGCGAACCCGATCCGCGCGATCCGCGTGAAAAGGGCAAGGGGGATTTGTGGCAACAGGCCATGGCCGCCCTTGAAAATGTGCTGGTGACACGCGGCATCGTCAAACGCGGCCGTGATGAAAGTTTTCACCATGAGGACGGCGTTGTTGAACTGGGTGGGGATTTGTCGCCATGCACGATGTGATGACCACAGACATTGCCCGATCAGATGTCGCGGAAATGGCCGATAACTGGGCCAATCAGTCCGTCTCCGGGCGCGAGGTTTCGGTGCTGGTGGTCTTTGCCGATGCACCGGAAAAGCGGTTGCTGCGGGTGCTGAAACCGGGCTTTCGCCACTGCTTTGTGCTGGTGTCCGGGGTGCGGGCCGGGGAATGGATTTGCCTTGATCCGCAAAGCCACCGGGTGCGGTGTGAAAGCTGGTGCTATTCGCCGATCTTTGATCCGGCGGCCTATTATCGCGGGCTTGGTTATCACTGTATCTGGGCGTCTTATCCGGTCGCTATCACCCGCAAGGTACGGTTTGGCCCGATGAGCTGTGTCGAACTGGTCAAAAGGTTGCTGGGCATTTCAAGCATTTGGGTCATCACCCCCTGGCAGCTTTATCGCCATCTGAAAAACGGGATTGAAACGGATCAAATCGGGGATGTGTTTTTTTCTGAAAAATGTTCTTGATTTGTTCTTTTTAATGTGACATAAGAGACAAATCAACGCCACAGATGCGCCCGCAGGGTTCCGACCCTTGCGGGCGTTTTTGCGTTTGGGGATCGGGAGGAAAAGCGATGGGCAGTTTGTTTTCAACACCGAAACCGGCGCGTGTTGCGCCACCGGTTGCACCACAAAGTGTCAAGCAAACAGACGACGACACCAGCGCCGAAGACGCTGCGCGATCTGCGCGGACAGAGGCATTGGAACGCCGTCGTTATGGTCGCGCCAGCCTGATCGGGACAAGTTATCGCGGGCTTTTAAGTGACCGCATCGCCAAGGCGGGTGGCGGCAAAAACCTGTTGGGGGAATAGGTATGGCGAAATCGCAAAAGCATGGGCAGCAGTCCGAGCTTGAGGACAAGGCATACGCTCATGCCAATGTCGGTGCCAATGTCGGGACCAATGTCGCACAGGTGCGCGTCCGCTTTCAAAAGGCGATGGAACGTCGGCGCAACTGGCTGAGCCACTGGCAGGATTGTTATGAATTTGCCCTGCCTCAGCGCAATGCCGCCGCCAGCAACCAGACGAGTGGGGGCAAGCGCCTTGATCGGGTGTTTGATGCCACGGCATCGGATGCGGTCGAACAACTTGCCGCCAGCCTGATGGCCGAAATCACCCCGCCCGGTGGCGGTTGGTTTGAGTTGGAGCCGGGTGGCAATGTCGCCAATGCGGATCGGCAGGCCCTGACCGAGCAGCTGGGCCGGGCCGTTCGGATTTTGCAGGGGCATTTTGATCGTTCCAACTTTGCGGTCGAAATGCATCAGGCGTTTCTCGATCTGGTCACCGTCGGTACTGCGTGCTTGCGGTTGGAAAAGGCTGATCTGCACAGCCCTTCTGCCTTGCGTTTTACCGCGGTACCCTTGCGCGATCTGGCGTTTGAAGAACGATCCGATGGCAAGATGGATGCGGTGTTTCGCAAACGTTCACTCACCCGCGATGAAATCACCGCGACCTGGCCCGGTGCCAAGGGTGTTGCAGAAGCTGACCCGGGTGAAAAGAACGCCCCCAAACGCATCAGCGTGATCGAGGCCGTCCTGCCCGCAACTGAGCGCAAAACCGGCTATGAGCTTTGTGTGTTTCGCGAAGACGGCGATGGCCATTCGGGCGACATGATCTATCGCGACCGGTTTGATGTGTCGCCCTATATCGCCTTTCGCTGGATGAAGGCGCCGGGCGAGATTTATGGCAGATCACCTGTAATGAAGGCGCTGCCCGATATCAAGACCGCCAACAAGGTGGTGGAGCTGGTGCTTAAAAACGCCTCCATCGCCGTCACCGGCATCTGGCAGGCCGATGATGATGGCGTTCTGAACCCGGCCACCATTCGCTTGGTGCCGGGCAGCATCATCCCCAAGGCGGTGGGATCGTCGGGGCTTACGCCGCTTGAGGCACCCGGCCGGTTTGATGTCTCTGATCTTGTGCTGTCTGATTTGCGCGATCGCATTCGGCGCTGCTTGCTGGCCGATCGATTGGGCCAGACCGATCAACCGGGCATGACCGCGACCGAGGTGCTGGAACGGGCCTCGGAAAATGCACGGCTTCTCGGCGCAACCTATGGCCGCTTGCAGGCGGAATTGCTCTATCCGCTGATCCGGCGTGCGCTTTCTATCCTCGCCCAAACCGGGGAACTTCCTGATATCCCGCTTAATGGTGATGTTGTTGTGCTGCGTCACGCCGCCCCCCTGGCGCAATTGCCCAAACGCGTACAGGCCGGACAGGCGCTTGATTGGCTGTCGCGTATTGCGGGGCTTGGCCCCGAAGCCTTGGCGGAGGTCGATCTACCGGTCATGGTCCGCTGGCTTGCCGATCAGTTCGGCGTGCCCGACCATTTATTGCGGCCAAGCCTGCCGCCTGAAATTGAGGAGGCTGTTTGATGATGGGTAACGGATGGGACTGGTTTGAGGCCGAGAACGAAAGCCTTTCAGAAAGCGGCACTGATCACTGGCAGGACTGTTTTGACCGTGACGCAGGGGCAAAGGTTCTGGCCGATCTGGAACGTCATTTCCTGCACACCGCGCTTGGCCCGGATGCAAGTGATAAGGCGATCTGGATGCGTGAGGGAAAGCGGGCCTTGGTGTTGCAGATCAAGCGGCTGGCATGTGGTGCGAAAGAGCAATGAGCTTGCGGCTCGAGGTTCCCGCCTGCGCGGGAATGACGTCCGTTCCATGAGATGTTTTACGCACCGTCACCCCCGCGAAGGCGGGGACCTCTAGCAACACGCACCAACCCAATGAGCGGAGCATTCGCATGACTACCGAACCCGACCTTCTCGCACCGGAAACCGAGATGCCGGAAGTCCCGGAAACACTCGAGTTGCCAGATACCGACAACACGGAACCGGAAGAAGTGCCAGATCCCGCCACCATCGCCAATCTGGTGCCCGAAACGCCAGATGCTTACGCTATCTCGCTTGCCGATGGTATCGGCGAGATTGATGCGGATCTGAACCAGCGCCTGCATGCGGCAGGCTTCAGCAACGCCCAGGCACAGCTGGTTTATGATCTGGCCGGCGAGGTTCTTTCGCCTCTTCTGGGCGATATCGATCAGGCAGCACAGCGTGCCACGGATCGCGCAGCTTTGGCGGCCGAATTTGGCGGCACGGAAAGCTGGAAAAAGCTGGCACCGAAAATTGAAAGCTGGGGCAAGGCCAATCTGCCAGAGGCCGCCTTTGAAACCTTGTGCCAAACGGCAGATGGTGTGCGTGCCATGCACCGGATGATGGCGCGAAATGATGAGGCAGCGCTGGGCAAAGTTGAGGGCGGGGGTGGGGCTGAGAACCTTCGATCTGAAATCCGGCGCAAGATGAATGATCCGCGCTATTGGCGGGATCGTGATCCAACACTGGTGGCCGAGGTGCAGGCGGATTTTGCCCGCCTGTCACAAAGCTGAATTGGCTTAGGGTTCTGGGCCTAAAACAGTTTGTCAGCCCGGTCGATGACCGCATTGACATAATCGGGTATCGGGGTCAGCGGCAAAAGGAAATAACCCGCAACCCCCAGCCCGATCAGGCTGAACACCAGCAAAACCGACTTTTTCACGGCAGACACTCATTTTCTTGTTTGAAACGCACAGATAAGCCCTTCGGGTGCAACAGGTCTGGGCAAATCCGTGACGTGTCCCAACGTGAGACAGCACGGTTAAACCATCAAACCATGACCGGAAAATGACCGGGTTTTGAGGCAATTGTGGCAGTGACCTTGACAGGCCCGCAATTGAGCCCGTGCTGCTGCCTGCAATCACAACAAAATCATATCTGAAACAAGGGGATCGCAATCGATGACAACCACGATTGATCAAAGCTTCATCGACCATTTTCAGGCCGATGTGCATCAGGCCTATCAACGCATGGGATCGAAACTCCGCAACACGGTGCGGGTGAAAAACGCGATCAAGGGTGCGACCACTGTTTTCCAGAAAGTCGGCAAGGGAACGGCCACCACCAAGGCCCGCCACGGCAAGGTGCCGGTGATGAATGTCGACCACGAGGCGGTCCGGTGTGACCTGCGTGACTACTATGCCGGTGACTGGGTTGATGCGCTTGATGAGCTTAAAATCAACCATGATGAAAAGATGGTGCTGGCCAATGCCGGGGCCTATGCGCTCGGTCGCAAGACCGACGAGCTGATCATCAATGCGCTGGTCGGGGCCGAGGATGTCGTGCCCGATAATACCGAGGGGATGACGCTTGATAAGGTGATGATGGCGTTCGAAGGCCTTGGCGACCGGGACGTGCCCGATGACGGGCAGCGTTATGCGATTGTCGGCTGGAAACAGTGGTCGGAATTGCTTCTGATCGATGAATTTTCACGATCGGATTATATCGGCGATGACGATCTGCCGTGGAAGGGAACGCAGGCCAAGCGCTGGCTCGGAACCCTCTGGATGCCCCATTCCGGCCTTCCGGTGGCAAGCGGCATTCGCTCCTGCTTCTGGTATCACCGCGCCGCCATTGGCCACGCCATCGGATCGGATGTTCAGTCCGACATCACCTGGCATGGCGATCACGCAGCACACTTTGTCAACAATTCCATGAGCCAGGGCGCCACGCTGATTGATGGCGATGGCGTGGTGTGTTTGCAGGCGCAGGAATAGCGCTAAAACCCTGTTGAGCATGCCGCGCGAGGTTCCCGCCTGCGCGGGAATGACGTTCGTTCCATGCACCTTATTTAGCACCGTCACCCCCGCGCAGGCGGGGATCTCGCGCCAAACGCTCAGCCCAACATTTTCCAATATCAGGAGCCCAAAATGGCAGAAGGTTTCAAAGCCAGAAACCTCAGTGTTCTGGCCTACGCCAACGGCTTTACGCTGTGGCACTACATCACCCCGGACGTCGCCGCCGACGTTGATACCGCCGATTACTTTTTTGAAGCGCGTGACATGCTGCGCGTCGGCGATTTCATCATCGCCAACACCAACCGTGACGCCACCCTGTCCGGCGGCCTGTTTGTTGTCGCAAGCTCCGGTGCAAACGGCGTCGATGTCCGCGACATGACGGCGGTGGGTACCAGCAACACCGACTGATCGCATACCCCCGATCCACCCTTTTCATCCTCCTTCAACCTCGCCCCGGTGACTGATGTTGCCGGGGTTTCTTTTACCCAAACAAGGAGACTGCCCATGCAGGGTTCAACCCCAGTGGAATGTGAAGTTCTGAACGTTATTCAGGGTGCGGGCATCTGGCCTGATTGCGATGACAAAACCCAACTGCTTCAGGCCATTCAGAAGCTCATCCCTTCGGCTGTTTCGCAGCGCCAGTATTTTACTGAAGATGGAGAGTTCGAGGTTCCTGATGGCGTAACCAAAGTACGTGTGACCGTTGTTGGCGGCGGCGGTGGTGGCGGACTGAACGCCTTGCTGGGAGATACCGACAAGCAGTCAGAAGATGGCGGAGCATCAAGTGTCTCGTTTAATGGCATTACTGTCGTTGCAGGTGGCGGTGAGGGTGGTTGGTCCGCGCTAACCACTTCTGTCGCAGCAGCATATGGGCATGCATCTGGTGGTGATCTAAACCTGACCGGTCAAGGCGCACCCGGTGGTCATGGCAATACTACCAACAGTGGTCTCACAGGCGGTGCTGGAGGCAATGGCGGGTTTGCGGTCAAGGATTTGGATGTCCAGCCTGGCGACCTGCTTACTGTTGTTGTTGGAGCAGGAGGTCAGAGCGACGTGAATACGCCGAAAGATCCCTCTGGGAACTTCGGTGGCGATGGCTACGTGATCGTCGAGTGGGTTTGATTGAATTATCCCCGGCAGGGCTTCCTTGCCGGGGTTCTTTTTATTCGAGTTGGAGAATCAATATGCAGTGTCTGAGTCCGGTTGAAAGTGAAGTTCTCAATGTTGTTTTGGCTGCCGATATCGTCCCGGATCGCATGGATGACACACAACTGCTTCAGGCCATCGAAACGCTGATTGCTGGCGGTGGTTCTGGCGGTGGTGGTGTTATCGCTGGCAGTGAAATCGGTTCGGTTTCCGCCTTTGCAATGCCGACCCCGCCGACCGGTTGGTTGGTGTGTGATGGTTCAGCCATTTCACGCAGCGAATATGCCGATCTGTTTGCTGCCATCGGTACGCTTTGGGGGCATGGTGATGAAGTGTCTACCTTCAATTTGCCGGATCTGCGCGGCGAGTTCGTGCGCGGCTTCGATGCTGGGCGTGGTGTTGACGCTGGGCGCGTATTTGGTGCCGCACAGGACACTGTTACAAACCGCCTCGCTCAAGTTGAAATGCATAATGATGGCGCAGAAACACCTTTGATCACGATCCCGCAGGATGGCTCTTGGTCCGATCGGACCATGAATATCGATGACCTCTCAGGCGGGAACAACAGGGCTCTGCGTTTCCGTCTTACAGGTGACGAAACCCGACCACGCAACGTCGCGATGACTTATGCGATCAAGGCGTTTTATCCGTCGGCGGCGTAACTCTGGCGATTGACAACCTTGCGGAGTCCGGTTTTCCGGGCTCCGTTTTTTGTTTGGGGGGACGTAATGGCGTTGAGTGATGTGGCTCTGTGTGCGCGGGCTTTGGTGATGATCGGGGCGGCGCCGATTTCGTCTTTTGAGGAAGACGTCGCCGAGGCCGAGATTGCCCGGATGCTGTATCCCACCGTGCGCGACGGGATGCTGGCGGGATATCCGTGGCGATTTGCCGGGCGGGGGGCCTGGTTGTCGCGCTTGGCGGACGGGGATTTGACGACGTCGCCCAAGGATGGCAGCAGTCTTTTTGCCTTGCCGCGCGATTTTATCCGCCTGCTGTCGCTTGAACATGACGGCGGCAAGATTGCGCAGTTCGAGTTGCGTGATCAGGCGATCAAGGTCGCGGGCGACAGTGCATATCTTTCCTATGTCGCGCGCTTGGCCGAGGGCAGCTTTCCGGCCTGGTTTGATCTGGCCCTGATAGCGCGGTTGGCAGCCGAGTTTTGCCTGCCACTGACCGAAAGCAGCACGCGGGCGGAATACCTTTTCAAGCGGGCCGAGGACCAGCTGCGCGAAGCAAGGCTTGCCGATGCGCAGCAATCGACACCGCATGCGATTGATGATTTTTCCCTGATTTCTGCAAGGGGGTAGGTGGCGGGTTTCGATCATGCTGCGATGGATACCCGCTTGCGCGGGTATGACGGGATTCAAAACTGGCATGGAACGAACGTCATTCCCGCGAAGGCGGGAATCCCGATCCGCAAGCGTATCACCATAATTCAACGCGGGAGTACCCCATGGCGCGTCGCGTGCTGGAGAAAAACACCTTTTCAACCGGTGAGCTGGCCCCGGAATTGTGGGGGCGATCGGATCTAAGCGCCTATGCCAATGGTGCGGCACGGTTGCGCAATGTGTTTATCGAGCCATCGGGCGGGGTGCGCCGCCGCCCCGGTATTCGATTGATTGATGAATTGCCGGGGCCTTCGCGCTTGATCCAGTTCGAGTTCAATACCGAGCAGACCTATTTGCTGGCTTTTGGTGATAACGAAGCACTGGTGTTTGAAGACGGGGTGGCGACGATCTGGTTTGAAACAACCTTCGGGGTCGAACAGCACGATCTTCTGAACTGGACGCAAAGTGCCGATACGCTGTTGGTGGTGCATCCCACGGCCCCGCCGGTGCGGATCACGCGAACGGCTGATGGCAGTTGGCAAACCAGCCTGTGGGCCTGGCGCGAAACCAATTTCCGAACCAGCCAGCCCTATTACAAGTTCGTCGAGCCCGCCGCCACCCTGACCCCGTCGGGCACCAGCGGGACGGTCACGGTGACGGCCAATATGGATCTGTTCGTTGCCGGTCATGTCGGCACGCTGTGGCGGATTCAGGGGATTGAGGGCGAAATTAAAAGCGTTGCTGATACCCGCACCGCCCAGATTTCGCTGAAACAGGCGCTACCCAACGCCAATGCCACCGTCGATTTTGTCGAGCAGGCCTTTTCCGATGTGCGCGGCTGGCCGCGCAGTGTGACCTTTCATCAGGACCGGCTGATCATTGGCGGATCGCGCGATCTGCCCAACCGGCTGTGGATGTCAAAATCCGGCGATCTGTTTAATTTCGAACTGGGCGAGGGGCTTGATGACGAGGCGATTGAGTTCGCGTTGCTGGCCGATCAGGTCAATGCCATCACCGGCATTTTCGCCGGTCGTCATTTGCAGGTCTTTACCAGCGGATCGGAATGGATGGTGACGGGCGATCCCCTGACACCGGCCAATGTGCAGGTCACCCGCCAAACCCGGATCGGCAGCCAGAGTGATCGCACCGTGCCGCTGGTCAATGTTGATGGCGCAACGCTTTTTGCCGGGCGGAGCGGGCGTGAAATTCGTGAGTTCCTGTTTACCGATGTTGAGCAGGCCTATGGATCGGCTGATCTGGCGTTGCTGTCGCGTCATCTGATTGATCATCCCATCGATCAGGCCTTTGATCCGGATCGGCGTCTTTTGCATGTGGTGATGAAGGACGGATCGCTTGCGACCCTGACATTGTACCGCAGTGAGGCGATTACCGCCTGGTCCTCGCAATCGGTTGCGGGATGTCGTTTTACCTCTGTCTCGGTGTCGGGCAGGGAAGTTTATGTCGTGCTGGAACGGGATGGGCGTTATTTCCTTGGCGTGTTTGACCCGCAATGCGGTTTTGATCTTTATCGCCGTCAAAAGGTTGCGGAGGGGGAGTTACCCCGCCGACATTGGGGCAATCTTGATCCGCTGGACGGGCTTGCTGTTTCCGTCTGGCAGGACGGGGTTTTGGCCGATGATGTCCCGGTTGCTGGCGGTACGATTACGCTGCCCGAAAGCATGGGTGCTGTATCGGAGATCGAGGTCGGATTGCCGTTTACCCATGAAATTTATGCCCTGCCACCGGCCGCATCGGATGGCAGTCGCCCGCATGGCGGCAATGCCGTGCGGTTGGTTTCAGTGACCCTGCGTTTGCAGGAAAGCGGGCAGCTTCGCGTTGATACCGGGCGGGGATTGCGCGATGTCGCGCTGCCGGTAACGCCCTATGATAGAGATGCGCTTTATAGCGGGGATATCACGCTGCGCGCGCTTGGCTGGCGGCGGGGCAGCGGGGGAACGGTCAAAAGTGGGTTATGGCGCATCGCCGGGGCATTGCCCCGGCCTTTTTTATTGCTCGGTGCGGCCAGTGAAATGGGGGTGAATGACTGATGGGTGGATTTACATCAATCGTGCCGATGGCAGCATCGGTGCTGCAAACCGGACAGCGTGTGGCGGCCAGTCAAAGCGATGCGCAGGCCCGGATCAATCAAACCGAGGCCGCACGTCAGGCCGATCTGGCGGAGATCGAAGCGCGCGAACGCGAAGACGCCGCCAAACGCGCAGAAGATCTTAGGCGGCGTCAGGCAACCGTCCGTGCCCGGCAAGGGGCATCGGGCCTGATGGCGGGGGGGTCGGGATCGGCCAGTGCGGTGCTGGCGGGCTATGAAAAAGCCGCCCGGCAGGACGGTGACCTTGCCGCCGATGCAACGGCGCGCAGGCGCACGCGGATCAATCAACAGGCCGCTTGGCGTGAAAAGTCGCTGTTGCGATCTTCGCAGGATGACACGGTCGCAAGGCTGAATGCCTGGTTTTCCAAGCGGGATGGCTGGGGTTGATCTTTTTAAGGGGGAAGTATGCAATGGGTGCCGTTTTTGCCAATCAGGTCCGTGCCAGCATTGCCTTTTTCGGCGATGGCGCGCGCGACACATTTCCGTTTGATTTTGATGTGTTTGATGTCGGTGATGTGCGGGTTGCGATCAATGGCACGGAAAGTGATACCGGGTTTCATATCGCATTAACGCCGACTCATCAGGGCGGGGGTGGTGTGGTGCGGTTTGAAACCCCACCTGCCAATGCCACCACCATTACCATTGCCCGGCAATTGCATTTGCGAAGGCTAAGCAGCTTTGACGCCATGTCGATCCCGCGGGGCGATGCGCTGGATCGTGATCTTGATTTCATGACCGCCGCCCTTGGCGATGTCGATCGGGCGTTAACCGGCACGTTGCGCTTTGGGGCGGATCAAGGAGGCGCGGCATCGGCGGAGCTACCGGTTATTGAGCCCGGTCGGGCGCTCATCTGGAACGCTGCGGGCACGGGGCTTGCCAATGGTCCGAGCGGGGAAGAGATCGCCTATGCGAGCACCAAGGCCGCCCAGGCACAGGATGCCGCCAATCGGGCCGAGGCGGCCGAAAGCCGGTCCGAAATCGCAGCTGCGTCGTTTGAACGATCAAACGCCTCGGCGATGCTTGATCTTGATTTTCGCAGTGGTGACTTGCTGGCGTGGGAGGATGAACGCCGCATGCCGGTGATTGATGCGCCGGTTTCGCGCATCATGGATATCCGCGAAACCGGATCCTTGATCAGGCTTTCAAGTGGCGCGCAATTGACCCTGCCGGTCGCATCCCTTGCCCGCAATGGCGTGCGATACCGCGTTTTTAACGGCGATGGCACGATGGTCGATATTACGACAGCGGCGAGCGATGTGATCCGGCCAATCACTGGCGGGATTGAGGTGACGGTTTATCCGTTGCCGACACGCGGTGACATGGTCGATTTGATCTGTGATGGGGTGCTTTGGTTTGCCGCCCCGATCCATGAAAGCGGCCCGGTGGTGAAGCTTCTGCGGACGGCATCGCAATCCATTCCGGCAGGCGGGGCGTTTCTGGTTGAGTGGGATCAGGTGGTTGAGGACAGCCACGGATATTATGACAGTGGGGTGCATGGTGTGACGGGGCTGCTGCCTGGCTTTTATCATGTTGATGTCGGGGTGCGTTTTCCGATTACCGACCGGTCGGTATTTACCACGTTGTCGCTGGAACGTTTTGACGGCACCGTTTGGACAAGCCATTTGCAGGCCAACGATATTACGGCGACGGGCAGCGGGGCAGCGCACAGTTTGCGGCTGAACGGCATTGCCCGGATTGGCACCACACCGGGCACCGGCTTGCGCCTTCGGGTGATGCATAGCGACAGCGAAACCCGCGAGATCGGGGCAAGTGATCTTTTGACCTGGTGTCACATCCATCGCATTGGCGGCTGAGGCAACGCCACCATCCATCACATGCCAAATAGAACGGAGATGCATCCGATGGGATTGCGTTATCAACCGCTTGCGGCCTGCATGAAATTCGCGCGCGCCAGCACCAAACTTGTCCGGGGTCCAAGCGGCCTGCTTGAAACCCGTGCGATAGATGAACCGGCCTATGATCATGATGAACTAGGGCGGCGCTTGGGCCTTCTGATCGAGGGGCCGGCGACCAATTTGCTGCGCTATTCCAATGCCTTTGACAATGCGCTTTGGGAAAAGGATAGCGGGGTAAGCGTCGCCAGCAGCCCGATTGCTGCCCCGGATGGCAGTGAGACGGCCAAGCAGCTTGACCTGCCCGGGTCGTCGGCTGGTGCGGATGGGCTTTATCAGACTGTCGGTGGGCTGGTTGCCAATGACACCTATAGTTTTGCGATCTGGATGCGCGCGGTGTCGGGCACGGCGGATATTACGCTGGGCGGTATTGACGGGGCATCGACCCATGGCGTCACGCTGGGTGAAAACTGGCAACGGGTGTGGATCGCCGAACCGGCGTCCGGCACCACCCGATACCCGAAAATCAGCACGGCGATCAGCGCGCTTCCGGCCTCCATCCTGATCTGGAATGCGCAGCTTGAAGTGGGGCCCGCGCCGACAAGTGATATCATCAGCAACGGCATCCCGGCCGCACGGACGTGCGATGATGTGCGGCTTGATCCCGGTGACTGGTTTGCCCAAGGGCGCGGCACATTTGTTTTTGATATCCATACCGCGCCGGATTGGGTGGGCATCTGGCGGATCGTGCAGCTGTATTCCATGAGCCTGAATGATGACCATCTTGATCTTGGCTATGACAGTGCGGCTGATCAGTTGCGTATTTCGCTGCGTGCTGCTGGCGAACAGCTTGTCACCCAGTCGCTGTATGGAAGCCTTGCCAAGGACACCCGTCATCGCATCGTACTGGCGTGGGACGATGACGGGGTTTCGGTGGGGCTGGATGGTGTGGTGCTGTCATCGCCGGATGGCTTTGCCATGCCGCGCAATTTCACCAATATCGTTTTGGGCAGTTTTGGCGGGACAGACAAGGCACTGAACGGCCATGTGCGCAATCTCGCCTATTGGCCGGAAAAGCTTTCCAATGCGCGGCTCATCGAACTTTCGGAAGAATAACCCCATGGACAGCGAAGAAACAACGGACCCGATCGCGCGTTTGCGGGCCGAGCTGCTGCGTGATTTGCCCGGTGATATCAAGCGCGTGCGCAATGCCTATCGCCGTGCGGCACAGCAGGCCGCCCTTTTGCGCGACGCGAAGGATTTCAACACCCATCAGGCGGCATGCAAGGCGGCCCTTGGGCATCTTGACGGGTTGATCAAGTTGCTGCGGTGGGCGAGTGAGGGGGCGGGGGATGCGAACGAGGATGGACCTGAAAAAGCCGATGTTGATCAATTGATTGCCGAGGCGCGGCGTGAGTTGAACGGTGGAAACGGGTAATGTCATCCCTGCGTAGGCAGGGATCCAAAGTGCTGTTGGTTCGGTGTCGATAAATGGATCCCCGCATACGCGGGGATGACGAAATTCTTCAACGGTCATGCCCGCGTATGCGGGCATCCATGGTGCCATTGGTCCGGTTTTGACAAATGGGTTCCTGCCTTCTCGCGAGCGATGGTTTACTGCCTTCTATCCGTCATCCCCGCGCAGAGCCTGTGCCCGCGAAGGCGGGTACGGGGATCCATGTTGCCTCTATGTACCAATGTGCGATGGATGCCCGCCTTCGCGGGCATGACGGAAAGGGGGCGTTGGAAATTAGTCCACTCAGCCATTCAGTTGATCAAACAGATCACGCCACGCCGGGTTGTGTTCTTCAATGAGGCGGATTTTCCAGCCGCGTTCCCATTTTTTGATGCGTTTTTCACGCAGGATGGCATCGGGCATGGAGCTGTGGGGCTCGAAATAGACAAGCTGTTTGATGTCGTATCGTTTGGTAAAGCCCGGCACCTCGCCCATTCGATGTTGATGGATGCGCTGACGCAGATCGCTGGTGACGCCGACATAGAGCGTGCCGTTCGGGCGGCTTGCGAGGATGTAAACGAAGGCCTGTTTCATAGGCGAAGTTTAGCACGTCTTTTGGTTGTGGGGTTCGGGTTCTTTGGCGCTTGTTGCGCTGGATCCCCGCCTGCGCGGGGATGACGGTTTTCGTGTCGCTCATTCGTCATGCCCGCGGAGGCGGGCATCCATGATGCCGCTGGTTCGGTGTCGAGAGATGGATCCCCGCCTCCGCGGGGATGACATGATTTATTTTGTGAAGGGGGAGATGATGACTATGACTAAGTCTGCCCGCTTCGCCGAATTTGTCTGGATCTGGGATGAGATGCTGGGGCTGGGGATGCCTGCGCATCATCGCAAGATGGCCGATTGGCTGGAAGATTGCTGGCGGTCGGGCAAGCGCGAAATGCTTTTGATGGCGTTTCGCAATTCCGGCAAATCCACACTGGTCGGGTTGTTTTGTGCCTGGCTTTTGTATCGTGATGCGGATTTGCGCATTCTGGTGCTGGCGGCCGATCTGGATCTGGCGAAAAAGATGGTGCGCAACGTCAAGCGCGTGGTGGAACGCCATCCGTTGATGGCAGCCCTTTTGCCCGAAAAGCTGATCGATTGGGGGAGCGAGCGATTTACCGTGGCGCGCAGCGGTGTGTTGCGTGATCCATCCATGCAGGCGGTCGGCATTGGCGGCAATATTACCGGGTCGCGCGCCGATCTGGTGATTTGCGATGATGTCGAGGTGCCAAAAAACAGCGACACCGCCCATAAGCGATCCGAGTTGCGCGAAAAGCTGGGCGAGATTGCCTATGTGCTGGGCCCGACCGGGGTGCAGCTTTATGTCGGCACCCCGCACAGTTATTATTCGATCTATGCCAAGGAAGCCCGCACCGAAGTTGGCGAAGTGGCAGCTTTCCTTGCGGGTTTTTCACGTTATGAACTTCCCATCGTCAATAGGGACGGGACATCAAATTGGCCGGAACGCTTTGATGAGCAGGCGATTGCGGCGATCCGGGCCCGAACGCCTGCGCGCAAGTTTCAAAGCCAGATGATGCTTGAAATGGTGGCCCCGGTGGCCGGGATGCTCGATCCGGCGAAATTGCGGTTCTATGAGGACGAGGCCCAGATCACGCATGGCAATGGCCGCATGAACCTTTGCATTGCGGGTCGGACCATGGTTGCCAGTGTGTGTCATTTTGATCCGAGCTTTGGCTCAATGCACGGCGACGGGGCGGTGGTGGCCTGCGTTTATATCTGTGATCAGGGCGAATATTGGCTGCACGATATGGCGTGGTTGCGGGCCTCAAACCCGGCGGAAACCGACGATACGCCCTGGCAGGATGAGGCGAGCCAGCTGTGTGGCCAGGTCGCGGACTTTATGGCGCGCCATCATTTGCCGTCGGTCCGGGTCGAGACCAATGGCATTGGCCGGTTCCTGCCCAATATCCTTAGGCGCGCGCTAAAATCAATCGGATGGGCGGCCAGCGTCGTAGAACATCATGAGAGCACGAACAAAGCCACCCGGATCGAGGATGCCTTTGGCGCGGTGATGGGGGCAGGGTTGCTGCATGTTCATAGCGCTGTGGGGCAAACGCCGTTTTTGGCGCAGATGCGCGATTGGCATCCCGATGGCAATGGCCCGGATGACGGGCTGGATGCGGTGGCGGGCTGTATTTTGAACGATCCGGTGCGCTTGCCCAGGGTTGATATGCCGATCAAACGCGCCGACTGGCGGGGCACAAGCGGGATTTTCCGGGCCGAAAGCCATTTCAACCCGTGAGAACGGGCTTTCAATTCGTGAGGGAAGAAAAAACTTTCCCACAATGCCAAATGGTTAGCAGGGCCCTGTATCACATTTGTGAAATATTCATGGAAAATTCAGCTTTGGTGCTTACGTTTATTATATGAAAGCATAGTAAGGAATTTTTAAACCTATACTAAAGTGCGTTTCTAGAGTCAGAAAAACACGGTTCCCGGCCTTTAACGCCGGGTACAGGAAACGGCCAAAGATCATTTGTTGATTGATTTTGCAGTCCAGGAAAACAAGACGTCCATGTGGGCGCACCTGACTGTCAGGAGGCCTGACCATGTTGAAAACACTGAGCTTGATTGCTGTGGTGGCAGGTGCCGTTGCAGTAACACATACCCCAGCCTCGGCATCCCCCGTTTGCGGGGATCGATCGAAAGTGATCGACAGCCTGAGTGCGAAATATTCCGAACAGCCGGTTGCAGTTGGCGTGACGTCCAATGGTGGCGTGATCGAGGTGCTTAAGGCGCCCGATGGCCAGACCTGGACCATCCTGTTTACCTATCCGTCCGGTCCAAGCTGCCTTGTCGCCTCTGGCGAGGCCTGGCAGGACCTGGAAGAAAAGCTGAAAGGCCCGGCAGCTTAACCCAAGTGCTGTTCGCCTCCTGAATGCTTTGACCGCTTATCCAGCCCGCGGGGCGCGCCACTGTCGCCCCGGGTGGAGATGCGGTCGACCTGACCCGCAAGCCTTCTGGTTTGCGGGTTTTTCTTTGTCCGTGATGAGCGCGGCCAAAACAAGCCTGTTTTCGTCCTGAATGGATGCGTGATGCCGTGAGATGGATCCCCGCCTTCGCGGGGATGACGGAAGGAGGGATGCGCGGGGATGACGGTTTTGGTGCCCCTTATTCGTCATGCCCGCGCAGAGCCTGCGCCCGTGAAGGCGGGTACGGGCATCGATGATGCCGGTGCGTGATGCCGCGCGACGGGTTCCCGGCTTCGCGGGAACGACGGGACTGCTGTTTTTTCCGTTCTGAACTTTTTCCAAAACGAGGCCCCCATGACCCTGCCTGTGACCCAGTCAGTTGATGTGATCTGGTGGATCACGGCTGTTGAAATCCCTGCTGTCGCCAGCCTGTTCTGGCTGCAATGGCGGATGCGATCCGAACTGCTTGGCCGCATGGAACAACTCCGTTCGCGTGAGGAGACAGATACATCCGATCTGCGCGATGCGCTGGCGGCGTTCAAGCTTGATGTCGCGCGCAACTATGTCTCCATCCCCTATCTCAAGGATGTCGAAAAACGCCTGACCGGCCATTTGCTCCGGATCGAGGCCAAGCTCGACATGCCAGCACCCCCGAGCAAAAAGGACCTGATTCATGACTGATACATTGATCCGACCCGATGCGCTTCCTGCCCCTGTGCCCATCACTGATCCCGACACGCTTTCCGAGGTCGAAGTGCTTGCCCGAACCCTGTATGGCGAGGCGCGCGGCGAAGAACTTGCCGGGATCGAGGCGGTGGCATCCGTCATCCTCAATCGCGTGGCGTTTGCCCGGTCCCGCGGGCGGTATTGGTGGGGCAATGACATCAAATCGGTGTGCCTGAAACCGGCACAGTTTTCCTGCTGGAACAAGGCGGATCCGAACCGCAAGAAGCTTCTGGCACTTAGCCCGCGCGACCCGGCCTACCGTTTGTGCAAACGCATCGCCAAACGCGCGGTGGCGGGCGATCTTCCCGACCCAACCGAGGGTGCCACCCATTATCACACCCATGCGGTTGACCCGTTCTGGGCACGCGGCCATGTGCCGGTAGCCGAAATTGGCAATCATCTGTTCTACAAAAACATCGGCTAGTCCGATGGCCGCTATTGCCGCCAAGACGGACTGCAAAGAACCATTGGCTGCGCTGCCGGTACTCACGTACTCAAACGTACGCTGCGCGCCGGTTCTCGCCAATGTTCCTTTTCGCCACGCCTTAACGACAATCCCGACCATCGGTTGGGCATTTGACTTTGATGGAGAACATTGATGATCCCGGCATTGCTTGCCCAGATCGGACTGCCGCTATTGATGAAGGCGGTGGGGGCGGGGCTTGATCATATGGATAACCCGATCGCCAAAACGGCGGCCGAGGGCCTTAAACAGGTCGAAAAAGCCGTCACCAAGGGTGACGTCACCCCGGAACAGATTTCGGCGGCCAACCGCCACACCGAACGCATGGCCGAAATCGAACTCACGCGCGATACCGAAACGCTGAAATCCATCAACCGCACCATCCGGGCCGAGGTCGCCAGCGAAGATGCCTTTGTCCGCCGCTGGCGCCCCAGCTTCGGCTACGCCGTCGCACTCACCTGGATCATGACCATGGGCGCAATCGCCTATGCCATCATCCTGACGCCCCTCCAGGCCCCGGCAATCATCGCAGCACTCGTCAATACCAGCCCGATCTGGGGCATTGCGCTGGGGGTTCTGGGTGTGAGTGTGGTTAAGCGGAGTGCGGATAAGAAGGTCCCGTGATTTCGTTTGTTGCGTTTGTTTCGAATATTGCGAATAGGTGGGTGGGTGTGTATAAGTAAGAAAGCTACAAGAAAATTTGTAGAAAAATTGCAGGCTGGCGCCGGAAAGTGAAATGGAGATTGCACTATGTCCGCAATTCGCAAAGACGACTTTGGCGGTAGATTGCCAACCCAGATTGAGAGTGCGACTGCCGATCAGCTCCGCCAGATTATCGCATCGCAGACCAGGGATGGTGAAGATACCAAGCTGACCGTCATGCCCGGTAACGGGAAACCGGAAACGATTACGCTCAGCCCGGCTTTGACCGAAAGCCTGATGGCGTTGTTGCGTCTGGTGTCCAGCCGTCAGGGGTTTCAGATGATCCCGCTTTCGGCAGAGTTGACGACGCAACAGGCGGCGGATTTGTTGAACGTCTCCCGGCCCTATCTGATCAAGCTGCTTGAAGCCGGCGACATCCCCTATGCCACCGTCGGGCGGCACCGCCGGATCAAGGCCGAGGATTTGTTTGCCTATAAAACAGCCCGGGATGCAGAACGTCGGGAAGCCTTGTCTGAGTTGGCAAAGATGGATGCAGAGCTTCTTTTGAAAGGGTACTGAGGGCAGATGACATATCGGGCAGACCATTTTACAGCAATCCTTGATGCCTGTGTTCTGGCCGATGTGTTCAAGCGCAATCTGTTACTTCACCTTGCCGAGGCAGAACTTTTCCGTCCGCGCTGGAGCCCGCAAATTCTTGATGAGACCGAGCGGGCCATCCTGAAAATCACCAAGGGTGAGGCGGACGGCTCAAAGCAGCGTGCTGCGATTGAAAGGGCGTTTAAGGATGCCTGCGTGACCGGGTATGAGGCACATATCGACGCCCTTGAACTACCTGATGCGAATGACCGTCATGTCTTGGCGGCGGCAATTCATACCAGCGCCCAGGTTCTGGTGACAGATAACCTCAAAGACTTTCCGTCCAATGAATTGGCGAAGTTTGCAATCAAGCTTAAATCCCCAGATGAATTCATCGCAGATACCATAACGCTGCACGAACAAACGGCCTTTGGTGCGTTGAAAACCATGCGGGTTGGTTATCAAAACCCGGCTCTTTCAACAGGCAAAATCATTCAGTTTGCCGAAAGCCGTGGCTTGATGACGACGGCGCTCTTGCTCAAGGAATATGAGCAATATTGGTGA